GTAAATGTCCTGCTAAGGAGAAGATGATGCTAAGACCAGTATTTAATGACGTAAATGATTTTAAACGCTCAGATCTATATTTACAGGCCGTGGGAGCCCCAGCAGGTAATAAAATATGGTCAGCCTGCCATGAAATTGCTCACATGCTTATTGAAAAAAATATTTCATACGGGAACTCAGCCTTGGAGCCAGCTAGAATATTTTCAACGGCGGATTCAACAGAACAATTAAAAGTCCGTATTGATGATAAGCTAAATAGAGTGAAGAATAACCAGGGTTTTGCAGGTGATAATGATATTGATGACTTAATAGGTTATTTGGTTCTATATAAAATAGCCAGATCTCAGGTTGCTATTTCAGTCGACTAGAAGTATAATGGTTATCTATGGAAATCGAATTAGCTGATCATTATGATCGAATGAACAGAGTAGTTGAAGAACTACTTAAGGGCAACAATCCCACCCAGATAGCCACCCTGACGGGGTTTAAGAGGTCAGAGGTTGTTGAGTATATAGACGAGTGGAAGTCAGTCGTTAAAAACGATTCTACGGCTCGTGATAGGGCTAAAGAGGCCATCTCTGGAGCAGATCAACACTACGCCATGCTTATCAAAGAAGCATGGAAAACTGTAGAGGATGCAGATACACAGGGAGCGTTAGCTGTAAAATCTGGTGCCTTAAAACTAATTGCAGATATAGAAACAAAAAGAATTGGTATGCTACAAGAGGTTGGCTTACTCGATAACCAAGAGCTTGCTGCACAAATTGCTGAGACAGAAAGAAAACAAGACATACTTGTAAAAATATTAAGAGATGTTTCTGCCGAATACCCAGAGGTAAGAAATGAAATTATGAGAAGACTGTCTCAGGTTACTAATGAGACCGAAGGGGTTGTTGTCGAAGACAACGTTAGAGTATTGAGAAACGTTGCAGACGATGGAATTTAATTTTTCTGATCTAATAGATTTACTTGACGGTGAAGAGTTTGATGAAAAGCCAGTCGATCTAAGAACTTTTGTAACCAGTCCAGATTACCTTGGTCTTCCGCCCCTTTCAGAGTATCAATATACTTTAATTGAAAAATCTTCTCAGGTATATAAAGAAGCTACACTCATAAAACTTCTTGGAGAACAAGAAGGAAAAAGAATGTTTAAGCAAACAGCTAATGAGGTAGTTGCTCAGCTAGGTAAAGGCTCTGGCAAAGATTACTGCTCTACAATATCAGTAGCCTATATAGTACATTTATTGCTATGCCTAAAAGATCCTGCGGCTTATTATGGTAAGCCCCCTGGAGACTCTATTGATATTATTAACATTGCTATTAACGCACAGCAGGCCAATAACGTTTTCTTTAAAGGATTTAGAACACGTATAGATAAATCGCCATGGTTTGTTGGAAAGTACACAGAAAAAGCTTCTGAAATTAAATTTAATAAAAATCTTACAGTACACTCTGGCCACTCTGAACGTGAAGCCTGGGAAGGATACAACGTTATAGTTGTAATTCTAGACGAAATTTCTGGATTTAGTATAGACAATACCACTGGACACGAACAGGCAAAAACTGGATCTGCAATCTATGATATGTATAGGGCCTCAGTTGATTCTCGTTTTCCAGATTACGGGAAAGTAATTTTGCTATCATTCCCAAGATATAAAAATGATTATATTCAACAAAGATATGAGGACGTAGTTGGCGAAAAAGAAACAATTATAAGGTCTCATCATTTTAAGTTAGACACAGATCTACCAGATGGTACAGAAGGAAATGAATTTGATATTGAATGGGAAGAAGATCATATTATTTCTTATAAATATCCAAAGGTTTTTGCACTCAAAAGGCCTACTTGGGAAATTAACCCAACAAGAAGTATAGATGATTTTAAAGTTGCCTTTTATAAAAATGCTCCAGACGCACTAGGAAGATTTGCATGCATGCCTTCTGAAGCTATTGACGCATTTTTTAAATCAAGAGAAAAAATTGAAAAAGCATTTAGCAATATGGCATTAGCTGTAGACAACTTCGGAAGATTTGAAACCTGGTTTGCCCCAGATCCAGATAAAGAATATTTCTTGCATGTCGACCTCGCACAAAAACATGACCACTGTGCAGTTTCAATGGCACATGTTCAAAAATGGGTTAATGTAAAAGTAACAGATACATATTCTCAACCCGCTCCAATTGTAGAGGTAGATGTAGTAAGGTATTGGACTCCAACTGCAGACAAATCCGTTGACTTTACAGAAGTAAAAGATTATATTTTATCTCTTAGAACTAAAGGATTTAAGATTCGTGTGTGCACATTTGACAGATGGAACTCTCACGATATGATGCAACAGCTTAAGCAATACGGAATTAACACCGAAACATTGTCAGTGGCAAAAAAACATTATGACGATATGGCTATGGTTGTTGCAGAAGATAGGTTAACTGGTCCAGCAATTAAGCTTTTAATTGATGAATTGCTACAATTAAAAATTATGCGTGACAAAGTGGATCACCCTAGAAAAGGATCTAAAGACTTAGCAGATGCTGTTTGCGGATCAATTTATAACGCAATAAGCAGAAGTAGACCACAAAATAATGAAGAAATAAATATCCATACATACGACTCTCTTAGATTTGATAGAGAAGATGAAAAAGATACTATAGTTACAAACATGATCAGGGCTCCTAGAATGCCGAAGGACTTATCAGATGTATTAGACGGAATGGAAATAATATGAGCATATATCAAGAAAGAGCAAAAGAATGTAAGTGTTGCGGAAAACATGTTCCGCTACCAACTGTGCTAAAAGAATATCACGGAATTACAATATGTCCTACTACGTTTGCAAATGTGGTGGAATATAATAGATTATGGAAGTCTTTGGGGTCTAGACCTATGGGCAGCATTAGAAAACATTTTTCTGATTATGTTCAACAAATAGTCGAATCTACTATTGACAAGAATGAAGACGGAACGATACAATAGAACCTTGGCACCAGTAGCCAAGTTGGTTAAGGCCCCGAACTCATAATTCGGCTATCATAGGTTCAAGTCCTATCTGGTGCACATGGAGGAAAGATGTTTGATGAAAACGAAGAAGATGCTATGAAGCTAGAACATTATCTAGAGATAGGTGCTGTCACGATTGAAGGCGTAAACGATGATGGAGAGATGATATTTGCAATACAGGATATTGCCAAGGAAATTGCTCCAGAATTATGGCAGGCTCATACAGAATACGTTGACGCTGGTCTTCTCCATTTATACGAAAATGGCTTAATGGAAGTTGAGTATGACGAAAATTTAGAAGCCACCCTACATCTAAGCAAAGAAGGCTATAAGGTTGCAAAAGAATTAGGTCTTGTTGAAATGGATATTCGGGAAATACCAGACAATTAATTAATATGATATAATATATTTAGGTCGCCGTAAGGGACCTATACAAATTAACTTATTCGCTTGAAGGAGGAATAAAATGGTAACAACATATACATGGGATCTTTTCAAGGATCCCTTTTTTATTGGATTCGATAGAGCTTTAGATACATGGAGCCACGCTCAAACAGTATCAAGTGCAACTAACTATCCGCCATATAACGTAATCAAAGTAGACGAAGACAACTTTGTTGTCGAATTAGCAGTCGCTGGATTTGGTAAAACAGACATTGATGTATCAACAGCAGACGGCAAGCTTACTGTAAAGGGAGAATTAAACACAGAGGATAACGATTCGAAGTTTATCCACCGTGGAATTGCTGCCCGTAAATTTACTCGTGAGTGGGCTCTTGGTGAATATATGGAAGTAAAGGCAGCGGAACTAAAGGATGGAATGCTTAAGATTGATATTGTACGCATTCTGCCAGAAGAGAAGAAGCCAAAGACCATCAAGATCAAATAAATAGTATAATATAGATCTGCACCCCGTCACTGGGGAGTCGCAGGTTATTCGGGTCGCTACCCGAAGGATGGACCTGAGCACGTCCCGAAACTGCTCTTTAATATTTAAGGAGAATTATGTTTGAATACAGGGTTAAGCAAGTAACTAAAATAGTGGACGGAGATACTATTGATGTTGACATTGATCTTGGTTTTAGCATTTCATATTCTCAAAGACTTAGACTAGCTGGCATAGATACTCCAGAGTCTAGAACAACAGATAAGCTAGAAAAAACTTTAGGTCTAGAATCTAAAGAGTATCTTAAGTCTAAGTTTAAAGACTCAAAGGACATTGTAGTAAAAACAGAAAAGCCAGATAGTTCTGAAAAGTATGGAAGAATTTTAGGCTGGGTTTACATTGACGGAAACACTAAGTCTGTAAATGAACAAATGATTGAAGATGGTTATGCGTGGGGATACATGGGAGAGACTAAGGTCAAAGATTTTGTTGCCTTAGCTGAAAAGAGAAAAAAGAGCGGTAAGTAATGCCTATTTATGAATACAAGTGTGATTGTTCACCAGAAAACATTGTGTCAAAAGAAAGATCGATTTCTTCAGTAGAACCAAACTACTTATGTTCAAGTTGTGGACAAAGATTACAAAGACACTTCACGCCTTTTGGTATACAGTTTAAAGGCAATGGGTTTTATAAAACAGATAACTCTAAATAGCACTAGTGGTATAATTATTAAGTAAGCAAAGATATTGCATTACTTAGGAGATACCTAGTTGACTAGAAAGTTACAGTATTTTTTAACCAGCCTTTTTATAAGCCGTAGCTGCAGCAAATACTGCGGTGACTGCAGCAACTACTGCGGTAGCGGAAGTTTCAAATATATCCACAGTTGTAGAAACTGCAACGGCAGTTGTTCAAGCAATCACTTCAACAGTAGCATCAGTTACACAAGCCGTAGCCGCAATACCAGTAACAGCCACAACTCAAACACCAGAGGTTGCTACAGCACAAGAAGTTGTTACAGCAGCAACCACAGTTGTTGAATCTGCAACTACATCATTAACACAAGCAGTTGCTATAGCGGCAACTCCAGTAGGATCACCTGTTCCGTCTGTTACTGTAGAGCAAGTTTCCACAGCAATTGCAACAGAGGTTGCTCAATCAGAAACAGCAACAGTTTTAGTTCAATCAGCACAGACAGCAATAGATACGGCTACTGCAACAGTTGCTACAGCAACTACGGCAGTGGCAGCAGTAACACCT